TCCGCGGGGTTCTCGATGCCCAGGAAGCTGATCCGGAACGCGGCCGTGTTCAGCGCCTCGGAGAAGTCCGCGATGGCCTGCTCGGTCCCCCCGAGCATGTCGCCGAGCAGGTGCAGGCCCTCACTGGCGATCGCCAGCCCGCCCGCGAACCCGCCGCCGGCCGTGAGCGCGCTCCAGATGTTGCCGATGCCCCCGAGGCCTGCCCCGGAGAGGAAGCTGCTCGCGGCGCCGAGGTCGCCCCGGGAGGCTGCCACCGCGTTGTCGTGGCGCCCGCCGCCCTGGCCCGTCCGGTTTGGCACGAGGCGCTGCACGTCGGGCAGCGTGATGGCGCCGGACGCGAGCCGCTTCTGGGCGTCGATGAACTTCTGCGAGAACTCGAGGCGCTTTCCGAAGCCCATGTCCGGGCCCAGGTTCGGCGCGGTGATCCCGCGGCCCAGCTCGAGCATGCGCTCGGTCCGCCACTTCCGGAGCGCTGCGGTGGCCGGGTCGGTGTCCGCCGTGACCGTGACGACGATCTCGGGCTGAGTCTGCAGCGCGCGCATCTGCGCCTGGACCTCGGTGAGCTGCTGCGACAGGCCGATGCCGCGCTGGCGGGCCCGGACGATCGCCGCTTCGAGGTCCCGCACCGTGCTGGCGCCGAACTTCCCGCTGTCGATCTGGCCCTGCCACTTGCCGATCTTGCCGTGCTCCAGGGCGATGTCGGAGCGCAGGCGCCGCTCCTGGGTCATCAACTGCTCGCCCGTGAGCGTCCGGACCGCCTTGGCCGCCTCCTCGGCCGCACGTCCCACGCCTCGGATCTCACTCGCCGCCCCGGCCGCGTCGAGCTTGTTCTTCACGAACAGGGCAGCCAGGGCGCCGAGCCCGAGCAGCAGGGGGGCACCCACCGCAATCACGGGCAGCAGCGACGTGCCGAGCGCGATGCCGAGCGTGGCCACGGCCGTGGTAAGCGAGCCGAGCACGACCAGCAGCGGGCCGGCAGCAGCCGCGACGGCTCCCAGCGCGATCGCCCAGCGCACCGTGCTCGGGTTCAGGCTCTCGATGCTCTCGAAGAGGTTGGCGAGCCCCTCCACCATGGGCACGAGCACCGGCAGGAGCTTGTCGCCGATCGCGGCCCGGGCACGGAAGAACGAGTCGGACAGGTTGTCCATGGCGTTGCGGGCCCCGCCAGCGACGGACGGCATGGACTCGAGCTTCGGGATCAGGACGTTGAAGAACTCATCGAAGCTGCCGGTCTTCTTCGCGATCTCCTCGGCGTCCACCGTGCCGAACAGCTCGTCGAGCGCCTTCGCGACAGCCGGCGCGGTCTGGATGATCGGGCGCAGGTCGCGGCCCATCACCTTGCCGACGGCGGCCATCTGCGTGAGCTGGAAGATGACGTTGTCGAGCTGCGCCTTGCCTCCGCCCGTGATCGCGATCGCGTTGCCGAACGCGGCCAGCGCCCGCTCCGCGTCGCGCGCCGCGAAGCCCACGGCCTGGAGGCTCACGCTGCCCTGCACGGCCTCCTTGAAGCCGAGCCCCGGGGCGCGGGCCACCTGCTTGAGCCGCTCGAGCTGCCGGGCGGTCTCGGCGCTGCTGCCCGTCATGGCGTCCAGCGCGAGGGTGAGCGACTCCATCTCGGCGGCAGCGTGCACCGACGCGCCGGCCAGGGCGGCGAGCGGGGCGGTGACTCCGAGGGCGAGCTTCCGACCGACGCTGCCCATGCCCGCGCCGGCCTTCTTCATGCGCTCGAAGGACTTCTCGAGGTCCGAGACGCTGTCGGCGGCCCTCTTGGCGGAAGCGCGCACGTCCTGGTCCGCGGCCTGCTTGAACGCTTTCGCGCCCTGCACCGCGTCGGCCGGCTGGATGCCCAGACGAAGGACCTGCTCGCTCATCGCTCTCTCAGTCCCTCCGCTGGTTCGCGTACTCCAGGTAGACGCTGTCCATCGCCAGGATCAGCCGATGGAACCGCTCGAAGTCCTCGATCCCGTACCGGGCCGCGTACCGGTCGATCGCCAGAAACGGGATGCCGCCCGGCCCCATCCCCACGCTCCTGCTGCTGTTCAGCGCCCAGAACGCCTCATGCGCCTCCTCGCCACCGAACGGGACGACCGGCTCGTTGTGGAAGAAGCCGCGTCCCTTGACCAGCAACCCCTCGTGGGTCTTGCGCTGCGCCTCGGTGAGATCGCCGATCATCAGCTCCCACCGCAGGCGCTCCCTCAGTTTTTTGCCGTGTCGTCCAGTTCCTCCGCGAAGGCGTCCCACAGCTCCGTCGCGGCGTCCATGACGCCCTTGAGCAGCGGGTCACCGATGACCGGATCCTCGAACACGCGAATCGCGTTCTCGGGCGTGAACTCGAGCGGCTGCCCGTTCTCGTCCTCGGGCGCCCCCTCGCGCCATCCACGGACCACGGCGTGGGCCGCGCACTGCCTGGCGATGTCGTCCTCCACGCCCGGCGGAAACGCGCCGTCGTGCTTCTTCTGGTAGCGCGCGTAGGGCGCCGTGAGCTTCCGGTACAGCTCCTTGAAGTCCCGGCTGGAGGGGTTCAGCGCGACCTCGCACGAGCCGTAGCGCGTGTGGATCTTGAACCACTCGTGAGAGGCCGGGGTCTGTCCGAGCTTCATGCGTCTTCGCTCCGTTGGTTGGGCGCCGGTTACGGCACCCGCGTGATGCTGATCGTGCTCTCCGTGGCGCCCGCGTCCTTGACGCCCGTGAACGGGAAGGACGCCTGCACGTCGCCGTTGACGCCCTGGATGTCGATGGTCGGCGTGCCCCAGCGCGTCTTGGGGATCGTGAACGTGTAGGCCTTGCTCGCGCTGTCGGTGACCGTGAACTCGAGCTCGGTCTTCGTCTCGGCCTCGTACTTGTCGAACAGGTCCATGTTTTCGAAGTAGAGCACGAGCGTGCCGGTGACCCGGAAGCCGCCGTAGCCGTAGCCGCGAGGCTCGGTCGAGCCCGCGCGCATCTGCCGGCGCAGGTTGTTGGACAGCGACAGGTTGACGCTCACCACGTCGGAGATGATCGACGCCGAGGCCTCGGTGAACGCCGTCAGCTTGTCGGCCGCGAGCGGCTCGGTCGTGCCCGCGGCGGTGTAGGCGCCGCTGCCGGCCGTCGTGAGGGCGTTGATGCCCGCCTTGCCCATGATGCCGAGCGAGTAGCCGATGACGCCCTCGGTCGGGATCGTGAGATCCAGCGTGTCGAGCCGGCAGCCCTTGAACGCCAGGTAGTGCGCGCTCGGGCTCCCATCCACGTTCAGCAGCTTCTCGAACGTGTAGGACTTCTTGGTCGTGCCGTTCTCCAGCACGTTCGAGCTCCACGAGCCGGCCAGCACGCCCTCGAGCAGCGTGTCGAGCGTGCCCGCGGAGAGCTCGCCGTTGATCGTGCCCTGCCCGTACTCGCCGGTACGGATCACGTCCACGAGGTTGCGGTCCGAGAGGATCTCGGCCGACTCGACCGTGGACTCCTGGTTGTTCAGGCTCTCGCTCGTGAAGCGCAGCGCCTGCAGCGCGCTCGACGGCGTGGTGCCATAGGTGGACTCTGCGATGAATCCGAGCTGGGTGCGGTTCGCGTCCGACATCTTGCGGTTCCTCCCGTTGGTTTAGGCGGAGGCCAAGTAGGCCGCCGTTCCGGTGCGAGACGCCGTCAGGCCATCACCCGGTCGGTAATCGGTCGGCAGGCTGAACACCGTGTCTCTCGTGAAGGGCACGAGCACGTCGCGCTTGTACCACGGCCCGGTCTCGCTCACGCCCGCCATGTATGGCTCGCTGAAGCGCAGGCCCTGCTGGCGCGTGTGGATGCGGAACAGGTCGGCCACCTGGTCGCAGTAGCCTTCCGCGGCGCCCTCGCCGTCATTCTTGGGCACGAACACCTCGACGACGATCGTGCCCTCGTGGCGACGCAGGTTCGCGCGGGCGCCCACGCTGGCGATCCGGGCCGGGCCCGGCAGGACGCGGAAGCGCACCCAGGCGGTGTTGTCGGGCGGCGTGAAGCGCACGTTGGGCCACGCGATCTGGGTCGCCCACCACCCGTTGAACAGGTTGCGCAGGTAGTCCGCTTCGGCCCCGTAGCCCTGGAGGTAGCCCATCAGCCGCCTCCCCAGACCCGGAACGCCCGACGCAGCCGGTCGGCCGTGCGCTCGAGCATGTGGACCGCCGGCTGATTTTCGGTGCCGTCGTTGACGTGGCCGGCGTAGGGCACGCCGTTGTGGATCCAGATGGGATCGAACGGGTCGGTCGCGGAGGCGATGACGGCGGCGCCCTTAGCGATCGTGGGGCCGCCGCTCGGGTCCTCGACTTCGACCTCGCCGTCCGCCGGCGTGCCCACGGTGACCTGGTGGTTGCCCCGCAGGCGACCGGTGAGCACGGGCGAAAGCATGACCATGCCCCGCAGCCCCTCGAGCGCGACCGCGTCCCGGAAGTCGCGCATCATGCTCGGGACCTGCTTCTCGGCGTACTCCTTCACGCCCAGGTCGAACTCGCGCAGGTTGCTGCTCATCGGCGCACCTGCAGCTCGTGGGTCGCGCCGGCGGGATCGGTCTTGGCCGTCACGATCTGGTAGGTGACGGAGTCCACGATCAGCGTGTCCGTCTCGGGATCCGGCGTCACGTCGACGTCGGACGCCGCGCCCAGCCAGCGCCGGTCCCCGGCGATCACGGCCATGCCGTCCATGACGTAGTCGCCGCCGCGCGCGACCATCCCGTCGTAGGAGTCCAGCACGCCGGTCCACGAGTAGTCCGTGGTCGAGGTCGTGTTCGTGCCCGTGGCGGGGTTGTACGACGACGTGGTGCGCCGCAGCGTGGCGACCTTCGTGGCCCCCACGGCCTTCGCCGCCTTCATGGCGGCCTGCGCGGCCTTGAGCAGCGGCGAGGCCACGTCAGCCCCCCGCGGGTCCGGCCGGGAGCCCTGCGTGCACCCAGGCGCCCGCTACCGCCCCGTCGAAGCCCTGCCACTTCCCGTTCGACGGGCCCTCGACGAGCGAGCCGTCCGGCGCGCGGAGCTCGTAGTAGCCCCCGCGCACGTGCTCGGCCGTGTAGCCGGCAGGCAGCGTCTCGGGGATCTCCAGAGCGCTCTCCGGCGGAGCCTCGCGAGCCTCCGCGCGTCGCTGGGCCTCACGTTCCTCCGCCTCCCGCTTCCTTCGCGCGATCAGGATGTGTGTGCTGATGCCCATGGTCAGCCTCGATGCAGTCGGACGCCGCCGCTCATGATCTTGAGCAGGGGTCGGATTTCACGGAGCACGAACTCGGGCAGGGTGCCCGCTTTGCGCGCGTGGTTCGGGGTGACCTTGAGCGAGCCGACCGCGACGTCCCGGAATCCCTCGAGTCCGGTGTCGTCCGGAGAGAGGTTGCCGGCCAGGATCTGGTACGCGGTCTCCATCTGCGCGTCCTTCACGCGCTGCGGGATCTCGTCGGTGTCGTACCAGGTCGACTCCATGAACATCGGCCCGTCCAGCACGCTGTAGGCGATGTCCGGCTTCTCGACGCCGTAGCGCGGCCACTGCAGCGCCTGCGTCTCGGTGACCCGCACACCCTTCCACGGCGCCTGGTCGAGCCTGCGCGTCGCCGAGATGAGCGCACGGATCCGCTGATCGGCCGTTGCGTCGTCGTAGGACGTGGACGGCTGGCGCGTCTCGGCCCAGGACGCGAACTCGGCCGAGCTCACGTAGCTGTTGGCTGAAGAGCCCCCGACCGTCGAGTCGATCGCAGCGGCCACCGGCCTAGTCTCCCGCGCCCGGCTTCAGTGCCCAGGCCTCGGCCTCGCTTCGCTGCGAGGTCCCGACCTTGTTGCCGTCGGGATCGACGAGCGAGAACCACGTCCCGCGCTGCTCGACCCGGTAGCCGTCGGAATCCGGAGCGGCAGGGCGAGGGAGATCCTGCGGGACCGCGACAGCGGCGGGCGAGCCGAACGACTGCACCGCGATGCCGCGCTCCTGGTGCACGTGCGCGACGTGCGGGTCGTCCGTGACCACGAGGTCGCAGTCCTCGACGCTGCCGTCGAAGCCGCGCGTGTCCCGGTAGAGTGCTGTGGCGCCCTCGGAGCGCAGGCGCGCGACGAGCTCCATCGCTTCCGCCGCCCGCGACCGGTGTGCGTAGACCAGTGTCCGCATGCTGTCCTCCCGAAAGGTTCACGACCCTGGGGAGCCCGGGGCACTCTCCAGCCCCGGACTCCCCTCTGGTGGCGTCTGCCTACCGGGTCTTGAGGATCACCCCGGGCAGCAGCTTGTTGTCCGCGACCGCCGTGTCCCAGTTCGTGGCGGTGGCCACGTTGGCGTTGGTCGGGTTCTGGCCGCCGTTCGTGGTGTCCCACTGGCAGCCGCGGAGCTTCAGGTTGTAGGCGTACTCGGCCTGCCACCGGTAGAAGAGCTGCTCGTTTCCGGTGAGCGGGCCCTCGAGCGCCGCGATGGGCGGCTCGGAGATGTCGATCACGGCAGCGCGGGCGGTCAGGCCGAGCGTGCTGTAGGCATCGACGCCGGTGGACACGCCGTCCGTCTCCTTGAGCGAGGCGGAGTCGGTGACCAGCACCGGCCGCCCGTAGGTGACCGGCGTGCCCTCCATGACCATCACGCCGTTGGCGCGGTAGATCGCGTCGGTGACGTTCACCTTCACGAGGTCGTAGTAGACCTTGGAGTGCATCACCCAGAGCACGATGTCGGGCGCGGCGTCGCCGAACTTGGCGAGCGCGTCGATCGGGCCGGTCGAGGTGATGACCGCGGCGGTGTCGTCCTCCTCCAGCGCGCTCACGCTGTCGAGCTTGGCCTCGAGCGCGGCGAGCGCCCGGTCCAGCATCTCGCGCGGCATGGCCTTGGCGGTCTGGGCGCCGATGACGCGGCTGAACTGCTGGCTGGCCTTGTCGCCCCCGCCGCCCAGCGTCTTGCGCATGGAGTCGATGGAGACCTCGAAGGGGCCGTTGCGGCGGTTCAGCTTGACCCCGATGAACTCGTCCTGGGTCAGCTTCGTGGCCGTGATGGCGCCCGAGGCGGTGATGTCACGCCGGGAGATCGCCGAGGCGACCACCTCGTCGAAGAACGCCTCCTTCTCGTAGTGGCCGAGGAGCTCGCGGGTGCGCATCACCAGCGCGCCCTGGGACGCCTCGTTGAAGGCGTCCACGTTCTGCATGATGGTCTCGATGAACGCGCCCTGGAACTGCTCGTCGTAGACCTTGAAGTCGCTGGCAAGCGAGATCGCCATGGTCTCAGTCTCCCTTGTTGTCCGACGACCCAGTCGCTACCGGGCTGGCGCGCGCTATTTGGTCGCCATCATGTGCTTGAGGAACTCGTCCTTCCCGTGCTTGTCGATGAACTCGATCTTGTCCCGCTCGGTCATCTCCCTGTACGGCTTCCTGCCGCCCCCTCCACCTCCGCCGCCGCCCTTGGCGCCCGAGCCACCAGCCCCGCTCGAGGGCAGGTAGTGCGCGGCCTCGTCGGTCTTCGCCCACGACTCCACGTACTCGGCGATCGCCACGTCGCCCATCACGCCGCGCGGCGTGTCGTTCTCCCAGACGACGGAGGGCTTGGCCTCCATCTTGAGCAGCGCCCGCACCGCCTTGCGGTGCTCCGGGAGCACGCCCGCCTTCTCGATGGCGGCGTTCAGCTCGTTCTCGACCGTCAGGTTCTCGATCACCCGGTCCCGCTTCGTGAGCTCGGTGCCCAGCGCTTCCTTCTCCTTCTCGAAGGACTTGGTGAGGCGCTCCTTCATCTCCTCCCACTTGCCTTCCGTCTGGAGCTTCTGCGTCTCGGCCGCCTCGGCGGCCTCCTTGAGCCGCCGGTACTCCTCCGGGTCGAGCCCGTCGTACTTGGCGAGCGCCTCCTTGGCGGCCTTTGCTTCGCGCTTCTGCTTCTCCAGCGCGCTCTTGAGACCGGAGGTGTCCACCAACTCCTCGACGCCCTCGGCGTCCAGGCGGAACTTTCCGCCGTCGCTCTGGACGTAGAGCCCCCGCAGGGGCTCGGGTACGTCGTCGAGCGAGTCCAGCACTGCGTGCAGCTTCGCCATGCGGTGATCTCCTTGAGATCAGACCCACGCGACTCGGCGTGGGTGTGGTTCTGGAACGCAAAAAGCCCCCGCGCCCCGGATATGGGGTGCGAGGGCCTTCAGGCCAGCGGCCGCCCGAGGGCGACCTATGTCAAGGGAATCTTACACGCGGCCGGTGGTACGGGTCAAGCACGGTGAACACGGCATGTCGTGGCGTTGTGCGGCAGACCCCACCGTCAGTTGCGCCCCTGCGTGCCCCTCAGCCGGCGCTCCCCGTGCTCGAGGGCGCGGCCCTGCAGGCGCTCTTCCCACCACTGGCGGCACCATGCGACCGCCTCGTGGGGGTTCGTGAACGCCTCGGCGCGCACCGCGGCGTCGAACGCCTCCAGGTCGGCCTGGTTCTGGCGGTACTGGCTGCGGAAGGCGTCGAGGACGCGGTCTTCGGCGCTCAATCCC